TATGCACGGATCAACCGGCGACTGACACTGTTGCTATAGCGGTTGAGATCAATCGCGTTTCGGAATATCTCGCGAAGCTCGCTCATGACTCATAAATGCCTAGATATTGCGGGTCATCAATACAGGCCACCGACACGTCACAGCCAGCACGCAGCGCATTGCCGACAAGATTAGAAAACTCGGCAATGACATCTTGGTCATACAGGCCGATTGATGTTTCCGACACGCCGGAAATCTTGCCGCGCAAATACCAAGTGACCCGAATCACCGCGTAGGTCTGTTCTGTCAGCTCTTGCTTTGAGAAGAACAGCAATCGGTTGATCGGCTCGTCCGGCTTGCGCTTGCGCAGATTATCCAGCCAACTCATCTTCAGCCTCCGTCTCTGCTTCTGGCATTGTGACCTCTAATTCAGGCGCAGGCTCGGGTTCGGGCTGTTGCATCTCGATTAGGCCGCCGGTCTGCGTGGCCTCAATCTCCTCTTCAACGTCGAACTCATCGCCCAATACCTCACCAGCAGACAGCTGGTTAAGCAGTGTTTCCTGCGTGATGGTGCCTGCGGTGTAAAGCTGCAGCAGTGCTTGTATTTCGTCCGGCTCAAGGCGTGTAGCCAGGAAGTCGCGATTGATAAAGCTGCTGCCCGCCACAGGCTGTTGCATGTACTGCGCGTGAAAGCCCAAGCAGTTATCAATAAGGTCTTGCATCTGCTGAGCGATCACCATCATCGTGCTGTCGCCTTGGCTGCGATCGATGCGCTTGGCCTCTGCAGTCTCTGCGCTGAGCTTTTGACCCAGCACAGCGGCCAGGCCTAGCTCATTGATCTGCTGCGCGATCTGATCAAGACGCTGGAACTGTGCGCTGTAGCTGTTACCGCTTGGCTCGATGTATTCCGCCCGTGCAGCTTCAGGCAGTGCCATGGCTTCACCAGGCCCTGCGCTGATTTCTTCTGCTGACTGCGGGAACCCATAGATCGCCAGCATTGGCACAGCACTGATGTGTAGCTGGTTGTCCAGGTCGGATTGAACCTGATACGCCTTGAGATTCAACTCAGCAATGTCTGCCAGCGGTGGCCGCGACTCAAGAACATTGACGCGGTTGGAATAGGCAACAGCGAAAGGAATCTCGCTGAGGCTCGTCGTCCCTTCATCGACAAGAACAAAATCGCCTTTCTTGTCTTTCTGATGGATCTCAAACGCGCCAGGTGTTAACACCCGTACCTGCTGCACCTGCTTCTCGCCGTAAAGGCCATCGGGCACGGTGATGGTCTCCATCAGCCGCAGCTGGGTTAGCTGTTGCTTGCCTTCCTTGATTTCAGAGCGCCATCCCAAGATGTCCCGTGGCGTGTACTGCGTCCAATACGGGCGACCATTCTCGCCTGCCTTTGGCGCATCGACAAGAACACCAACGTGGCCATACCTTATGCAGCGTTTGGCTGTCTCGAAAGTCCAGACGTTTAGGTCATTGCCTTGCAGATCTACGTCAAAAAGCTGCTCAGTAACAACATCGCTAACGTCTTCAAGCCGCACAGGTTTGCGGGTCAACATGCCCGCCAACATGCGTTCAAGCCTGACGTAATAAGGCGCAAGCGTTGAACGCATTAACCTGTTGTCATAAGCCTCGTCTAGTTCTCTTGGTTCTTGCGGAAGATATTTTCTATGCGCCTTGCGCACGGAATACGTTCCACCTTGCAGAGCCTCTATCAACAACCAATGCGGCTCCATGTTGACGTAAGCCGTGTTCGGGCTTTCCACCGTCGTCACGTTGCCAACACGTTGGCGACCAGAAAAGCCTGAGTACACAGCTAAATCCCACCCATGCGATCAGTTTAGTAAAGCCTGATTCCAGTACCACGACCAGCGCGGGCATGGAGCATTGAGAAATCTCTGTAGACGAGATAGCCAAGCGCATCATTCATATGGTCATAGCCCGCATCTTTATCGGGGTCTCCTGCCTCGCTGTAGCTCTGCAGCTCCAAACATTCGATGGTCCGTTTGCAGCTAGCGGCAACCTGCAGCCTTACTTGACCTTTCCCATTCTCCAACAAAGCCTGAACAGAAGCCACCCGATCACGGATGGGAGGGTTGGCCTTCGGTGATTGATTGCTAAACCCATAAGACTCCAAGATCTGGATGTCAGTGCGCGAGGCGTTCGTGCTTCTGTTTCCGCCTGATGCGTCAGGGTAGATGTAAACCGGGCGTCCATCAGCTCGGCGTTGTATTTCTTGGGCCATGGCGTCGGTGTCATGTGCGCCGCTGATCTCATCGATCAGGAGAAGTTTTTCTCCAAGACGGACACCGATGACTGCGTTTGAGTTGCCGACGTTGAAGTCGCAGCCGACGCGTAGAGGTTCGCGGCTTACGTCTGGGATGTCGGTTATGACGTGCTTTGCCCGGTCGAAACGGTCATAGACCTGACCAGTTGTGAGTGAAACAAACTCGCCCTGCAGGTACGCCTTAAGAAGGCTGGGATCGTAGTTTGCCTCAAGTCGCTCGATGAAGTCTTGGGGCAGCCAAGGATTGTCTGCCGTGCGCATCTTAATCAACTTTCTGTCTGTGCGCTGTTGCGCATCCTCTGAGCCAAAGGTGTTCCACATCCAGCGGAATCCTTCAGGTGTTGAGGCAGCACCGAACTGACGCACGTTGCCAGAGCGAAGACGACCAAGAATCTTGGGAAACGCCTTCTCAGCAATAGATGGCGCAACGGTATCGATTTCATCAGCCAGCACCCAAGCAAGGTTCAAGCCGATGATGCGTGACCAGTTTTCAAAACTGCGGCAAATTATTTTCGTATCACCGCCAGGCAGGTGGAGAACGTATTCAGCCAAAGGTGATGCCCTGAAGCTGTACGGGATGTCGTACTGCTCTAGAAACGCCTCAAAGTCGTTTTGCCAAATGTCACGGATCAAAGGGCCTGTGGGCTCCATGACGCAACCAACAAAGCCTTGATTGGCGATAGCAAGGGCTAAAGCCTTGGCGCACAAGCTTCTGGTTTTACCAGCCCCATAGCCCGCAGAAAGCCCAATGATCTGCGTCGATTGATCGTCTACAAAGGCAAGCTGACCTGGGTGCAGATCAGCCTTGATGCGTTGAACCAAGCCGTCCGCTGATTCTTGCGTTGGCGGCGTGGCGAAGGCTAGGAGCGGCTCTGAGTCTGTTAGCCCTGTTAACAGTGGCATCAGATGTCGAAGCGCAGCAGCTTGGCCTGAGTCTCCAGGGCCTTGATTGCCAACTGCAGATTGTCGTCCTTCCCAGCCTTCTGCTCATATTTAACAAGGCGTGCGATTGCAGCAGCTAGCCATTCAGGACGCTCGATCTCTGCATCCTGTTGGATTAACTGGCGGGCACGTTGCATGTAGATGTCAGCAGTCCTTTCGCTGACATCCCACTGCTCCGCCGCATATTGCAAAATCTCAAACCGAGAATATGACTTAATTAGTAAGCCATAAACAGTTCGGACCCTGCTTTCAATTTCTGCGTTCGTACTTTTCGCCATGCCCTGAAGTTAACAGGGGTTTGGGGCAAGGGTAGCTCAGAAGCGTTCGGGTTGATGTGCTTTGCGCCAATAGTCGGTGAGTCGAACAACCTTGTCTTCAACAAGGTGCATCGAGCTGACTGTTGCCTTGAACTCCCCGACCAAGACTTGGATTGCCCCATCTGGGAGGTTGCGGATTTTGGGATTTGGCGTAGGCAGCTCTGAGGCGTCGCTCATAGTTGAGGAATGCGCGTAGTTCATTGTGGCGCTGAAGTTGGCGAAGGTCGTGGTCTTGAATGCGAATAAGTTCCATGTGTTGAATTGTGGTGTCGGGGTATGGATCAGGCCTGAAGTCCTGCCCTGCCTTTCCCTGCACCCAGGGTGTTGTATAGCTTTCAGCCTGCTAAAGGAAGAGTCAGGCATCAGGCTCCCCGACGTGTGATTAAGGCCAGTCACTGCGAACAGCAGCAAGAACAGCCGCAAGTCCTTTTTGAGGCGGCTGCTCATTGACGGCTAGCTGAATAGCCAATTCCAATAAAGCCCGGGAGGTAGCAGTACGACTCATGCCTGAAGCCTTAGCCAATTTTTTCAAACGGTCGTGATGCCAATCATCCAAACGGATGCCGACCTGCATGGCACAAGTCATCAGTCGTACTCCTCCACGGTGTAAGAGAAGCCGCAGTCCTTGGCGTCTGCAATGAGCTGGTCACGCTCATGCTCTGTGTAGGCCCATTCAGTCCATTCGAGCTTGTCGTTGAGCTTGGCCTCGACGTAGTAGCGGGTAGCAGGTTCCATGGTTTTCAGCTTTAGAAGGTTTGTGGCCTCAAGCTGATCTTGGTGCTGCTGGAAGGACTCGAACAGATCGAGCATGTAATTGTGATAGTCCATCAGGCGGGGATCTCTCCAACGCCAATATGGCATACCAGGCAGAGGGCGTCAACCCTCTGCTGCTAACGCGCAAATGACAGTACATATAATCGGCTCCAGTTGATGCCTGGGGATTCCGCCGTACTGGCGGCTAACAGCAGTGATGGCGCGATCAATGCAGTCACGGCCGCTGCCCAGCGATGCGACGCGCTGTGGGTACAGCACACGCTCACGGATCAGTTCTTTGCGGGACATGCCATGAGCGGCTGCTTCCATGTTCAGCCTGTTGCGTTCCTCAGGCGTGGCGTCAAATTCAATGCGGCTTAAGTGGCTCATCAGAAGTCGAAGGGTTCAGGTTCAGGTTTTGTGGATGGTGCTAGGTCTCGCGGGCTTGGCCCGGCTTCAACGTGCACAGCCTTGGGTTCATCCCGCAAAAGGTTGCGGTAGTTCTTGCTGATGCAGCCGGGCGGCGGCGTGTCGAGATCTTCCAGCGTCCAGTAACCCTTGGCGATGCCATCGCGCAAGGTCTTGATGGTGCTGGTGATGTCCTGTAATGGGTTCATGGGGCTCAAAGCTCTGGGATTTCAGGACGAGCACGGTTTTCACACCATTCCTCGAACTTCTCGCCGAGCTGGAAGCACTTGAGCTGCGGGAACTGCGGCGAGGCCATGCGCTTGAAGTCTGAGAGGTCAAAGTCAGCCAACACCCAAATCATGTCGTTGCGGGCAAGGTTATTGGCGTAGAACTCGATTTGCTGCAGAAGAAGCTCTGGGGCAGTTGGTTGTATTCGCACTTCACCCCAGTATGAAAAATTTTGGTTTCTTGAATAATTTCGTAGACTTGGACGGTCGCAACTGTATTTTCTGTCGGGATTCCAACTTAAAGCTCTAGCATCAAATTCAAGCTCCACAAGTGTTGACGGATTGCCGTAACCCTCCGGCCAAACCCGTGCTTCGTAGGAAAAGTTTCCGGAAACGTAAGAGGGCGTCAACGACCAGTCAGAAAAACATCCTCTAAAACTCACGTCTAAAAACCCCTTTGCACCCGATGCAGGCCCGACAACCATCGACGTAAATTCTGCACAACTATCAATATCTTGTCGCGCCCAATAACCTTTAAATTGTTCAATGTGTTTTATAGCAGCCTTACGAAAAAGCTGAGGATCTGAAGGGACAACGGTTCCAGAGTGTTCAATCTTATCTGCAACGTCCTGAGGAATTCCCTTTAAGTGTTTTATTTGTAAGTCGTCAAAAATAGGATCTTCTTTGCAAAAAGAATTTTTTTCAATTTGCAGCATAGCGTGATCCTGGATTCTGTTTGCTAAAGATGCTTCAACCCAGGGGCGCATTTTTTCCTGTAGATACTCACAGGCAAGCCCATGCTTGGGGTCTTCCTTGTCAGGGTCACGAAAACCGAGACGAGAAAGCGCGGATTGGTGTTGACGAGTCATGGTGATCAGTAAGAACGAGAGGACTTGTATTCGGCGTCAGCCGCAGGATGCAGGACGAACCTGCCGGGCATGATGCCTTCAACAGATGGGCAGTAGGTGCAGTAGCGACCCAGGTGATCAAAACGGCCCATGCAGTGCGGAGCAGCAGGCCGCACGCGGCCATCCATTTGATTGAGGGCAGATTCCATGTCACCTGCACGGATGGCCTTGAAATCAGGCATGGCCCCCTCTTTGGCTTGCATGGGCACGACGGCAAAAACAAAGTGCTCGGCGGCTTCGGGTTCGAACAGCTTCATCAGAGGAACATGGATGACTTGGTGGGCGCTGGGGCGTTGTCTTCGAGGTAGACGGCATAGCACTCATCACGGAGCCAACGAAAGCAATCAGGCAGCGGCGAGGCAAACTCCCCGACACCTTGCCTTGATCGGATGTCCTCAATGGCACCGTCAATGGCACGCATTAGGTCTTCGGGTTGTAACTCGTCAGGGACAAGCTGGCCCCAAAGCTGCACGGCCTTGGGTTTGGACTGGCCGTTGGCGCGATGGCGGCAGCCCTGATACCGCTTCCAAAAGGCCTCGAACTCAGGGGTGCCCTTGGTCTTCTTAGCGCGTGGTTTACGCGCCTTTTCGACCTTAATTTCAGTTTTAACACCTTTATATATGTTTTTTTCGTGGTCAGGTTCTTGGGCAGAAGACTGAACAGCCGTTGTCTGGGGCGGAGGTAGCTGCTGCTCTTGAGCAGTTTCTTCTGCGCTTTCAGGTTGCTTCAGCGAAGGCTTATGACCTGTGAGAGGGCGGAGGTTACCTTGTTGTGGTCCCGCACCGACGTGGTACGCGGACAGACTAGCGAACCCGTCAAGGCCTTGAATCTTTGAATCGATCAGATCCCTGATCACAGTTGACTTGTTGCGAAATGGTCTGACCTGCGACGACAGCCAAACCAGCTGTTCCTCCGTGATTCTGACGTTGATGTGTGGCACAAACGGTTGACGTTGCTTCGCAAAGGTGCCACGTTTGCGACGCATACGCAACCCATTTGTGAGACAACCGCTAGATCCCGTGCCAGGGCTGGAGTTTTACCGCCTGCAGCACAAATACAGGCTGAACGGGGAATGGCTGCCGTACAACGTCAGCACCGTGCTTTCGTTCGACATGTCACCCTCTCAACGGGCTGCAATCGAACGCACAAAAGACGGCCCTGATGGCTGGGCTATTAGAGGTCAAACAATCCACCGTGTGCTGTGTGATGAGTTCTTGCGCGGCGAAGGTTCGATCTATGACGAGAAATGGGCACCATGGGTAGAGCCGCTGCTTGAGCAACCGCTGTTCAAAGGTGTTGAGACACTGGCAACTGAATATCCGGTGTGCGACAAGATCAAGCGAATTGGTGGCAGCTTGGATTTTTTGCTGGCTACGACAGATCCCAACGATAAGAGGATTATTTTGGGAGACCTCAAGACGGTTTCGTCTAAAAAGGGAGTCTCCAGCAGACGCCCAGCAACTGCCCAGCTCCAGGCTTACAGGAGCTTCCTTGCGGTGCATCACCCTTCGTTGGTGGTGACAGATCTGGTGACAGTGGTTTGCGGCCCTGAACGCACGCGGATCATCAACTCAGATCCTGAAGGGTGGCAGGAGTGGGAGGACGCATGGGGACGTTTCAACGCGACCACCCCCGATTTCTGATTTTTGATGAAGTGCCCTGAATGCGGATGCTCTTGGATCAGCGTCCTTGAATCACGTCACACGAGCGACAAAGCCATTAGCCGTCGCAGACAGTGCAAAGGTTGCGACCATGTTTGGGCTACTGCTGAGGTGCCTGTGCCAAAGGGCGAGTGGGGTTACAAGCCTGTTGAGCGATTTAACGGCCAATCCAAGGCTGAGTTTGGAGTGCATCGCGGGATGCTTGAGCGGCTGCAGTCTGCGTGAACTGGTCAGAAATCTTGCGTAAAGGGGGCGTGCCTGAGCCTCCCGGCTACATAGAGACCGTAAGTAAAGTCGCGAGTAAACCCAAAAAAAAGAAGAAGAGTAAGGGCAAGCGTTGACACGGTATGCCACCCACGACATACTGCTGCGCATGAGCCCTTTCTCTCGTTTGCTCATGAAACGCTACAACGACCGCAGCCCAGGCTTGTATGGCCCTGAGCGCAACACACCTCTAACGAATTTCATCATTGTCTCCATCTTTTGCATCTTGATGGGCGGTGGTTTTTGGATTGCTCTTACTCAGACCTTGGATTCCCAGCAGCGACAACACTGTGAGCGAGGCTGGCAGCCCGCTTGCGAAAAGCTGCAATGAGAAGAACTCTTAAGGAGTTTGAAGGCCAGCTGGTTGCCTTCAGTGGCTGGGAAACAGGCTCACGTCATAATCGGACTTGGGTCTGTGTTTCCAAGCCTTACGTCTGCATTTGGGACCGAAACGACTCAGTGCAGACAGCTGTCAAAAGAAAAGGCGGCTATCGGTTTGACCATCTATGGCTTTCAGGGGACGACGCAAAAAACCCGCCGCAAGAACTCAAGATGTTCGGAAAAATTGGTGGCGTTGGCATTGTCCGCAAGTACAAACGCAGTGACGGCACATTTGATTACACCGTCAAGTCGCCTAGCGGCCGTTACTCAATTGAGGAATTCCTTGATCTATACAACGAAGACTTTTACGAAAGAACGCAGCAGCAAAGGCTTGTCATGCTCCGAAACGCTTTGCAGTTAGTTGGCGAGCATCAAAGAGGTTCAGATGACGTCATCTATGGAATAGCAAAGTCTGTTTCTAGCTTCAAAGAAGAGCTTTTAGAGCAGGAGCTTGAGATAAGTCGATCCATAGCTGCAACTGAATCAGCGTTACAGACAGCAACGATGAACGGTAAATGCAAATCCCTTAACGTCTTGGGGTTTCCTGCGCGTCCTAGCGCAAAATCCAAAGGCTTTTGATCTTGGGCGGCATCCGCGTAAGTCCCATCATCCCAACATCTTGCAAATGAAAAACGTTCAAATCGTCCTTGATCAAGGCCGAGCTGACAAGCTTGCCAAGATTTCAGAGGCCACTAAAGGCAACATGACCAACGTCTCAATCGCTGGTGAATTCATTGAGTTTGAACAGCCTAAACTCAGTGCCTCAAGACTTGCTCAGGCTCTCCTGAACAGCGCCATTGACCGAGCTTTCAGCCAGTTACCCCAGCAGTAACTCATTCACCTTCACTGTGCTTGGAAAGCCTGCCCCGCAAGGCAGCAAAACCTATAAAGGCAGGGGCGTCATGGTTGATTCGTGCAAACGACTTGGAGCATGGCGTCAGCTTGTCCGCAAGGCTGCCAAGGACTTGCGCCCTTGCAATTGGTATGCCAGGCTAGATGCGCCTATTTGCATCTCAGTCGTTTTTGTCTTTGCCAGGGCAAACGATCAATACGTCAACAACACTCCTGGCCCTGACCGACTAAAGCCTGATGCGCCTCAGCACTGCACAAAGCGCATTGGAGACGTCGATAAACTTTGCCGCGCCATTTTGGACAGCCTTTCTGAAGGCATTGTCTACAACGACGACGCACAAGTGATCGACCTCATTGCACACAAACGTTATGCCAATGACAGAGAACAACCCTGCGCCATCATCACCGTCACAGCTCTTTCCTAACCTTGGCGATGTCATCACCATCGATGATGTCAGTCAAAAAGGAACCGGCAGCTACAAGGCTGACTACGTGAATTGGTGCCGCACCATGCACCTGCTACATGTTCACGCTCCAGGCTGGCAGTTTGCCTTAGCCAATGCTCCCGGCGGTGGTCATGTCTGGAAAGCACCGAATGAAACCGGCTATGTCGTCGGTTGTTTCATCGGCCCTGATCTGCAAACAACGCCGCACTTTCCGCAGGCGATCATGGACAACCGAAACAACCCGGTTGCCTTCGACAAGATCAGCGCTCGTGATCTGACGGATTCACATCGGCGCTGCCTTTGCACTGCAGCAGCTGCACACTTTGGGCTTGCTTGGCAGTTGTGGGCACGCGAAGAGGTTGAAAATCCTCACCGCGAAGAGAAGAAGGCAAAGCCTGAAGCTGGGCCATCTGTTGCCGGTGTGTCCAAAGAGGAGCAGCCCCTTTCGGATAGCGAACGCAGCTTCTTACTGCAGTGGATTGGCGACATGCCCCAGGACAATCGCGAGGCTTTCTGTAAGGCGTTCCGCTCAAAGTTTAATCTGGCAGCCACCGCTAAGGTTGCTCCGGCAATCACAAGTAAAAAGCACGAGGCTTGGATTCAAGCCGTCATGAATGAGTATGCCTGATGAAAAAACCACGCAAGCCAAGCAAGACGACAAACGTCGTGCTCAGCACTTTCAAGTTCGGCTGGACAAACAGCTAGCCGAACAGCTGCAGCACTACGCCGAAAAACGCCACCAAGGCGTAATCAACGCTGCGCTGCAAACCATCATCTCCAAATTCTTCAACGGAAAGTAAATGCCTGACTTCGCACCCGACGCCTTCAACATCTGGGGCAACTTCAACAAGGACCAAAAAAAAGACGGCCACTACTGGGCAGCCATGGAAGTTCCTGTGACTGAACTGCGCAAGATGGTCGAATGGGTCAAGACCGCAGACCGCTGCGAGAATCAAAAAGGCGAGGAATGCGTCAAGCTCCGCGCCAACCTGATGCCGCGTCAAAGCCAAGCGGGCAACGATTATCTGCTGATGGCTCTCAGCGATGCCAAGCCCCGCCCAGCTGACAAATCAAGCGCTGACTTTTAGGCTTGTGGAGAACGAGAAACTAAGAGCGCACCCGCGCTCTTTTTTTATGTCGAAGCCAACCATGAAGCAGGTCGAGAAAGACGGGCTGCTGTTATGGGAGCTTTGCGTTGGTGGAACTGTGAGGTATTTCCGGGAAGATTGGAAAGCCCGATACCATTTTGAAAGTGCCTTGCGGTACTACCGCACCAAAGTTCTTGGCAAAGGCTCTTAGTCCCAAGTGGCAATCTTGGCGTCGAGTTCCCCAATGCGGCCGACAGCTTGGCTAAGCAGCTTGCCCTGATGCCAGCTCTGCCTAACTAGCGAAACGCAGAGCGTCTTCAATACTTCTTCGTCTTGGCAGTTCTGCACTTCTCTAACACTGCGCTCAATCTCCAACTCTTCGTGAAGGGAAGGTGACACCTGCATCCAGTCTGCCCAGCCCATCGGATTGTTGCAAAATCTTTCGCTCTGAATGGTACGGCCCGTTTTTGTGCATGTCCATGGTGTCTCTGACCCATGGCACAAGCCAGTCATTGACCTGCGAGCATCTTTCCCAGTTTGTTGGCTGGGCACAGTTAACGACCACAGTGCCCCAAAACGCACTGATATACGCCCAGACCCAATAAAAGCTATTCATTCACCAAAATCACCCAACCTGTACGTGGCCCTTCCGCCTGCCACCGCTGGTAAAACGCAGCTTGCCTGACTCGGGCATTACGCCCCAGATGCGGATTGCTGTGCCCGCCCTTCTCCATTTCGGGATAACCACGAGGGTCTTGGAAAATCCATTCCGGGTCGTTGCTGTTCTTCCCGGCAAAACCGCTGATAACGCTCCAATGCCCGCAACCCATCCCATCGCACATTGGCGGCTCGCCTAAAAGCATGTTTCCAGCGTGCAACCAACCGACCAGCACTGGTCTGCCGTTTTCAATCTCAAGCTCCACCATGTCAGCATCACCATCTTTCCGAAACTCAGCTTCCAGACCCAAACTCCGCAACGCTGCTAGCTGAGCTTCTACTGAAGTGGTGTCTCCGAATTTGGCGCGGATCGCGTTGTACTCATCATCTGTACGCACCTTCTTGTAAAACGCCGCCACCATGGCTGCTGCTGAACTGAAGCACTCTCGGTAGCCGGTTCCAGTTTTGTTGTCGAGCTGCTTGAAGTAAGGCATGTAGACCTGCTGGTCATAGCCACTTTCCTTCCAAGCCTGAAACCAGTCTGCGTCCTCCTCCAATAAGCCCTCTGGCACGGACTCCTCAAGTTCTTTAATTGCAGCCAACTGATGGGGCGTACCACGGAAAAATTGAAAAAATGGAAGCAGCGCGAGTCCCATGACCAGCAACAGCAGGGCCAGTTGGATAATGCCGGACACTACCTACTTTTCAACTCTTGTGTCAGGCAAAAGCATTTCACGGACGTGCTTCACTGCTAAGTCGTCCAGATCGTTGTCAGTCCTTGAAACGATCTTCTCCAGCATTGCCACAATTAATTCTTTAAACGCTCTTGATTTCCACATGGTCATCAAGATTGGCTTGAGAATCAAAAGCATGAGACTGCCTTGAATAGCACTATTACGTTAGTGCCTATCGCTGTGACCTTCCAGCCGCGCCACTGCACGCTCCAGCTCGCTCAATCTCCCAAACACCTCGACGTCTTTGCTTTTGATGTCCTGATGCAAAATGTCTAGTCGGCTGGAAAGATTGTCGACTGCTGTTGTCAGACGAATCAATGAGTCTTGACCTTGCCGCGTTTGGCGGTTGACGCCTGAAATGCCAAGCGCAGCAGTCGTTATTGACGCGCCAGCGACGGCGGCCCAGACTTCAACCATGACCCGCCCCTAACACTCGCTTCATCATGGCAGAACCAACCGGTGAGGATCAAAAAGATGGCTTTAGCGTTGCCGACCTCGTCAAGTGTGCTGTCCTGATCTGGAGCGCCACACTGCTCACCGTTTCATATCTAGGGTTTTTTCCAAAAATGAAAATGGATAATACGTTCGTGGCGTCACTTTTGACTGGCGCTATGGCCTCGTTTGGCATTGAACGTAAGAGCAATGGAAATGCCAACAAGAAACCGAATATCATTGACAGCAAAGACACCAAAGCTGGCATCAAATGAACCGCACACTTTTGGTATTGGGCATCACCTTCGCAGCTGCGTTGCCAGCTCAAGCTGACATCAGTCATAGAATCCAATCCAGCGTTTCACTGTCTGTTGATGGAGCCGGATCAGTCGCAACGCGGATTCCATCCACAATGGCAGTATCTGGCAATAACGTCACTCTGGACACTGCTCCTGTGCTGGGGACACTTACTTCCGGCACTGCTCTTGGGTACACTCCTGGCGCTTACAGCATCACTACTGCTGGTGACGCATTTTCGTATTCAGAGTCATACATTGAAGGAGACGACGTCCCAAGCGTCCTCTCAACAACAGTCACCTCCGGAGTAGTTCCAGCTTTGCCGCAATTCGGTCAAGTCACTACAACTTCTGGTGGCGTTTCTGGCACCTTGGCTGGCACGATCGCAACCGACGGTGCTTTGACGATTACAGCTGGTGGCGCTGGTACAACCGCAATCGGACAAGTCATCCAAGAGCTAACAATTAAATGAGCTGGACTGCAGTCTGGATAGCCTATGGCGCTCTTTGCGTCATGGCTTTTGTCGCTCCAAAAGCTAAGGCCATTCCTGTTATCCCAAATTTTCAGCAGGGGGTTTTGAACTCAACGACGACTACGAAGACAAAAGTCTCAGAAGTCATCAACTCGTATGAATACCGCACAGGCTATGAACTCAGCGTCTCTGGGACAAATATCGCTCCAAAAGGCGGTGAGATCTCTCCACGCGCTTTGACGACAACAACCAACACACTTAACGGCATCTCTAGTCGCTGGGTTGGCCTTGACCCCGCTGACAAACCTGCCTGGAATATCGTTAACGAAGGCGCTAGCTTCCAATATGTTGAAACCTTGCAGGGGCCTGGCTTGGTTAATCACACCATCATTAACCGCGACACTGACATCGAGTCACTAACAGAGACGACAAGCACCTTTACCCAATGAAGCGAGTCATCGCAACGCTTTTGCTGCTTTCCACTCCAGCACACGCACAGGTTTCAAGTACCGCCGCCCCAGTTGCAAATAGTTCTGGAAGTGTGACGAATCAGGCAGTTCAAGTAGTTCCAAGTCGGCAATTTACGAATACTTACGGTGGAGGGATTAGCTGCCAAGGCTCAACATTGAACATCAATCCCTTTATCAGCTCAACTACAGGCTGGGCTATTCCGTATGAATCGCACTACAACGAGCCGGTCTACGACACTATTGATCTCATTGGCGCGCACGATCAGGAAGGTAATGCCATCCCCGACGGCAGGCCTGATAATCCGGGCAATGTCCTTTTCTATAAACCTATTCGTACGGGCCAAAAAACAAATCTTTCGATCAATGGCGGAATCACAGCCACAATCTCCATACCGTTAGATCGCAGTCATATCCGTTCGTGCCAAAAAGCTGCAGAAAAGCAGGTGGCACTTCTCGACGCACAACTTGCCGACAAGCGCCTCAACTACGAAATAGCCAGACTCAAGAACTGCGCTGAACTGATGAAGAAGGGCATTATGTTCCACCCAGACTCGCCTTATTCAAAAATTTGCGCTGATGTTGTCCTAACCAATTCGCCAGGCGTGATTCCGCCCCATATCCACCCGATTACTTCTTCAAAGCCCTCTGGTTCTGCCGACGCTGCCAAGCAGACTCAACCTTAACTTTCTTTCCTAGCTTCTCTTTGATCTTCTTTATCGTCTTCTTGACCATTGGCTTGACCGCTTTAAGCAGCAAGTCACCCAAAGGTTTTGCAACGATGGCAGCAGTCGTCGCAACCGCAGCAATCGCCGCAGTCGTAATGACAACAGGCGCACCAGGAAGATAATTGCTGATGATGGTTGGTACTCCAAGCGGCTCATAGATCGCTTCGCACTTACCATCGATCCGTTTGTAACCAATGATGACGGCAGTTTGGCTCTTGTTCTTAGCGCCAATAGGTATTGCGTCCGGTGGTGGGCATGGAAGTTCTGTGGCTACTTTTGGGGCGTCCGGGACAGCACCGGGCTTGGGAGAGACACTGTCCGGCTGATTTGGTTCATCAGCCGGTTTTTCTGTGTCTAAATCAAGTGCCGGTGGCTTGGCTTCCTGGAAACCTGCAGTGTTAGGCGTAAAGTCCAACGCCTTAAATGAAGGCATCGTTCCATCGCAGACAACTAAGTTGCCTCGCGGATCGTTGCTATAAGCCTCTTCGTTTCCTGGTTGTGAATTTCGTGTCTCTACACAACCCGGAATATCTGCTACCGGAAAACCAAGCTGCAACGTAATCGGTGGCTCACTTGGAATACTCTGTGGTGGCATTGTTCGCCAAGCAGGGATTTCTGGAACAAAGACCCCTCGCACCCCAATCTCAGGAATTTCCGGCATGAAGTCAGAACGATTTACAGCAGGCAAAGAGCTTTGGATTGAACGCAACCGCAGACGCGAAGGCCCGCCTGTTGTTTACACCGTAAAGGCAGGCAAAACAGCACAACTATTTACCGATCCAAAAGCCATCCTCAAGTGGGTTAAATGGCCAAAAGGTACGCCAACTGGTGACGCCTTACGCGAATGGCTTAAATCCTTTGAGCAGAAACCAGCAACACCCGCGCCAGAACTTGATATGGCAAAAATCAAGGCGGAAGGTTTTGGGCCTGAAGCTCATGACGACGACCCAACCGCCAACACTAAAATGGTGACTTGATTGGCAGTCCAGTCTCTGTTGGCAGTTCAGGCATTACGTCGTCAATCTGACCAGGCATCATTTCTGTGATCATGCCGCTCAACTCACCCTTCAGCTCGCTGATGTAGTGCTTGGTGATTGACGGAATGCGTGAATAGAACACAACCGTTCCAACAACCATTGCTCCAGACATCACAAAGGATGCGGCAGCCATTACGTTGAAAAGCTTTTGCATATGAAAAAGGCCCCAGTGAAGGGGCCGCGAACGTGTGAGGTTCCAGCTAAAAGCTAGCTCAGAAGCTGTACTTCGCACCAAGTTTGGTTCCAATCGCAGGATCATCCTCGGCGGTGATGAAGCTCAGCTCGCCATAGATGCTGAAGTCCTCAGCAGCTTGGACACTGGCACCGACTTTGCCAGAAAGCTCAAGCTCAGTGTCACCATCCGCAGGAGAGACGATCGCAGGCCCAGCTTGCACGTAATAGCCATAGGCTCCACCGCCTCCTTCAATTCCAATATGGAGATCTGTCGTGGATCCTAGGTACTTTTCCTGATAGCCACCGTTATTTTCCACGTTCACATAGGGGCCTGCCAAGGCAGCTGAACCAGCGAGAACACCAGAAACAGCGATTGCGAGTGTTTTGATCATTTGGAAGAGAACTAACGTTTTCCTTGCCCACGATACTTCTTTCGTCCATGGGACGGTTTTGAATTTGTCCCATCACCTTGTCTAGATTTTTTGGGTTTGCTAGGGACAAAATTTTGCCCGCTTAATGACTTGGCCATCAGCCGCGAAACTGTTGGTATTTCTTGGCAAGACCTGTAAACAGACCATGCATTGGATGATCAGGATCATCACGACGATCGAAGACGTACAGCTCATTGAGCCATTTGACGCGATTGCTCATCGCCTCAACGTCTTCCGCACCAGGCTTGTTAGGGATCATCGGGTCAGGGCGCTGCATCAGAATTAGTCCACGCATCCGTGGCAAGAATGGTTGAAATTTCCTCTTTTGTGTATGGACCTTCTGTGTTCGTCAGGCTTGAGACAAAAGAGGGTTCGTCACTGTCCCATTTTATAAACGTCTTCGTGGTGTCAACACTTAAACGCACGGTCTCGACAGATGTCTCACATACTTGAGAGAAATCAACAGAACTAAGGTCAGAAGCTTGAATGACGAGATACGTTCGAGCCATGATTAGAACCTCCCGCTTAAAGCGTTGTAATTTTGCAAAACTTCTGATGCTGTAAGCGCTTTTGTGTAAACCAGAAAATGGGCAATTCGACCATCTAAATAAGCATAACTTGCACCACCGATATCAAAACTATTGCTGGTTGATTTTAAGCCAAGACTGGTATTAGTACTAACATACTTTGCGTCTTCAGCGCCATCAATATAGGTATAAAAAGCATTATTAGTTACATCCAAAACGACTGCAACATTGTGCCAGGTGTTGGCGCTTAATGCATTGCTGGAAGTTGAGAATCTTTTGGAGCTACTTGTATCGGTGACCATCGCAACAATTGCATTTGATGTTCCTCCGCCAGCATCACCCGCACCGGTATTATCTCTAGAGTATACACTTGCATCATGCCAGATAACTAATGGAGAACCAGTGGATACTTGATTCATAGCCACAAAAGCTCTGTCGCCCGAAGTTGTGTCTAGGTATGTCCAGAAAGATATAGTTATATCAGTTTCAGTAATAGCAGAATTTATTTGTGTGCCGAGAGTCACGTCATCATTAGTTCCATCAAACTCAATAGAGCCACCATTCGCGCTGTTAAAAGTAGGACCATTAACCAAAGTCCCATCATTGTTGTTTCCGCTTAAATCAGTCCAAGTTGTACCAGAGCCGGGATAAGAGTTAGTGTCTCCAGCGTCTAAATGAACGATAAGGCTGGTTGTTACAAGCCCTGACGGCGCTTGGGTTGCAGGCCATTTAGAAGCATTTTTATAAATTAGCTGTGAGGTTAAATCAAAAATGCCGCTCGCAGAGCTGCTGGTTGGCTCGCTTTCAGTTGATGTGATTAAATTACGATTCCAATAACGCATCAGCTAATCTCCTCATAAGAGCAAATTGCCTGCAAATCACTTGCTGCGCTTGCAGTTACCGTAATCTTGTCGTTTTCTTCCAAATAAAGCTGCGTGTCTTTTGACACCACAACCAAAGTGGCTTCAGCCGGAACATCAATGTTTTTGGTTAAATTAAAGTTGTTTGATCCGGCTTTTTGCAAAATTACATCGACAGAAGCAGTATTGGTTCCGTCAACGTTTGAAACGATAAGAGAGTTGATTTTAAATACTTTGTTGCTTGAAGCGGCGTTTGCCACAAGATCAGTCGCCGACGTACCAACAGCAACTCCAACGCTTTTCCCGGTGACAGTTGTCAGTCCTGCAATGTTTGGAGCGGTCATGGCGTCACCTCTTAGCTAAAGATTAGCGCAATAGCAGTCGATTGAGCACGGGACATGCCACCGCCACTACCACCGCCACCGGAGGACTCAAATACTGCCAGAGCAAAGTCAGCATCAACCATTGACAGGTTGCTACTACGTCTGATCGATACCGTAAATCCAGTAGTCGCTACGCTGGAATATCCCAACATCTCGATAGCACTGAATTCAGTCCCGAGAGAGCCAGTCAGCTGGATGGAATATCCAGCCGAAGACATTGAGGTAGTAAACAGAACCTCATATACACCAGTATTTGACGTTCTAGTAACAGACGCAATGTTGGAACTGCCGTTCAGCGTACAGGTGCCGGTTGTACTCTGACTAGCGACATTAGCCCAGGCATCGGCGCCACCACCACCACCGCCACTACCACCAGATCCATTCGATGCAGCCGTGAGTCGGCCTTGTGCGTCAACAGTGATGTTTGCCGACGTGTAACTGCCAGCCGTTACGGTCGTGTCTGCAAGCTTTGCAGCAGTAACAACGTCATCGTCGATGGTGAACGTTGCACCGCTGTTGGAAACGGTGATATCGCCTTTATCACCATCCGAAAGGCTGCCACCAGACTGAGCCACCCATGCGTAGTCAGATCCGTTCCAGCTCAATACTTGACCAGAGCTAGCCCCAGAAACGTTTAAGTGAACGTCAACATCGCTGTTTGCATAGGCCGTAGTTTGATCAACCCAAGAAAGTGCTCCAGAGCCGTTAGTTTTTAAAACTTGGTTGGCTGATCCGTCTGTGGCTGGAAGCGTAAAAGTAATGTTGCCGCTGAAGTCAGCATGAGCAGGCGCTTTTAATGCCGCATAATGCGCATTGCTTGACTCACAGTAAAGACGAACTTCAGACTGCGTCCCGGTGTTTTTGATGCCAAGGATGCCACTGGAAATGAACTTTGAGTTCATGTCCAAGTCGCCACCAAGCTGGGGCGTTGTATCTAAAACAATGTCTGTGCCACCATTGGCACCGTCTGCACCATCCGCTCCATCGGCGCCTGCAGGGCCTGTTGCACCAGTAGCGCCTGTTGCACCAGTAGCGCCTGTTGGCCCTTGCGGCCCTGTTGCGCCTGTGTCGCCTTTGGGGATTGAAAAATCAAAAACTGCAGCAGCAGAAGTACCGCTATTAGTAACTGTTGCACTTGATCCAGCGGCCCCAGTGCTTACCGTCCCAACGGCGATAGTTGCAGCGGCACCATCTGCACCATCTGTACCGTCGGCACCATCTGCACCTGCAGCACCTGCAGCACCTGTTGCACCTGTTGCACCTGTTGCACCTTGTGGTCCTGTAGCGCCAGTAGCACCGGTTGCACCAGTTGCACCTTGAGGAATAGAAAAATCAAAAACTGCAGCAGCGGAACTTCCGCTATTGGTGACTGTTGCGCTACTGCCTGCAGCACCTGTCGTTACCGTTCCAACCGCAATAGTGGCCGCAGCACCATCTGCACCATCTGCGCCTGCTGGACCTGTAGCACCAGTAGCGCCAGTAGCGCCAGCAGGGCCTGTAGGGCCTGTAGGGCCTGTAGCACCAGTTGCACCTGTAGCGCCAGTTGGGCCAGTCGCACCCCGCGTTCCGGTAGTCAGCTCAACCGTTGTTGTTTTTGGTGTCTCAACAACAGTCGTGCTGTTCGCTGTCGTCACTTCGACAGTGTTTGCCTGCGTCGTGACGTTTACGGTGGTCATGGCGCTGTATATCCTTGGCTGACAAAAATTATGCCTTCCAAGTAATACTCACGCGTACCACCTGAGTCCTCAAGCAGTACGTCATAACGAAGTTCGTTAGGGAAAGCTGCGGTCTGCGTATCAGTCAAGCTGATGCTCACCTGCCCGTTGCTTCGGTTCGTATAAGCAACCGCAAAATCAGCCGACTTTGTGGTGCGAGCCTCGTCCCACGCTTGTGCGTAAACCGTAAAACCAGTCAGATCAATAGCTGCGTTACTGCTGTCCTTAAACTGCAGATCAAGCGAATAGTCCGCCCGACGCTGCAACGTGAAGTTATAAGTGCCAGGGGATACAGCCATAACAAGCCTCCTGCTTGGATTTTACACCCGTTTAAGTCGGTTCAACAGGCCACGTAATGTCATTAGGAAAGCCTGTCTGCGAAGGAACATCGCGAAGCGCTTGGCGATAAGCGCGCCAATCATCACTCAAAGTGAGGTCAGAGCCTGCACGCCAATCTGTTTGCTGAAGCAGCCGGTCTCGTTCTTGGCGGACTTGTGCTGCTTTCCTTGTATCCGCCTCGGAAGCATGTTGAGCTTCCATTGCGTCCCACTGCGATTCCTCTTCTGCAGTGAATTGAACGTTGCCTTCTGGTGTTGCGTGAAAACGTGCCATGGTCAGATGCTCCTATCAGCTGATGCCGTAAAGCTTAAAAACGCCTGAGACTGTTCCCGAAACGGGGAACAGGCGCACCCCGTCAACATTGGTAAATGCTGAACCCTTTTCCATACTGCCACTGCCAAGGATTCCGCCGTTGCTAGCGCCTTGGCCAGTATGAAGTGTGTAACCTGCTCTATAAAACGTTTTAGATGTACTAGGGTCATCAATAATAATTTCTACAAGATTTAGGCCCTCCCCTAAACCCTCACTGATTCCGTCTGTCAATTCAATTCTGCCTGAACTGCTGCTGCTCGCGCGACTAGGGCTGCTTCTATATTGAACATTCGCGTAATTGTATTCGCTTGAAGTGTTAAGCGTTCCGTTTACATAAAATTGCATACAGAATAAAACATTTCCTGAAGTTTCAACTTCTGATCCCAAGATTGCATACTGCCGGTAAGTGCTATTGATGTTGCTTGTAATGTCAACAGTCGACGCACTGCTTGCAGTTGTTGTTGACAGCAAATTCCACGCACCACCTCCTCCTGCTGCGTCTTGCCAAGTTGGTGCGCTGCCAGAACCGTTAGATGTCAGCACTTGACTGCTGGTTCCGTAATTAGCACCGCCTAAACCAATCGCACCATTAGATGCAATCCTCACCCTTTCTGCGCCGTTAGTACTAAAAGCAACTTCATCTGTGCCAGATGAATAAACTCCGTTGTCGGCAGAGCCAACACCAAGCGCAGGTGCCGCAGCTGTGCCGCTTGGCAAAATCAACGCACCAGTCATGGTGTCGCCGTCAGCATC